ATCAGAGAAGCCCCAATTTGCCTCCTTCTTGGTCATCTGTGAGAAGGTAGAAGCCTCAACCTGAATCATGAAGTTCTGGCAATACTGCTCCTCAGCATCAGGGAGACCAAAGTAGCGGTCGGTCTGAACATCCTTCTCAGCGCAAGCCTTACCCATGCGGACGAGGGTAGTACCTGCCGAGATAGCTGGCCAATAGATGTTCTCGCTGTTACCCTTCTTGCAGCCGTTAACGGCATATACAGAGAAGTTGCCGGTATTCTCATCTACCGAGCAAACAGAAAGAACAAGCTCCTGAGTGGTTGATCGGGTTACACCATCGGCCTCATAGCCCATTACACCCTGAACCAGAATGGTATCGTCGAGCGAGAAGATACCGGTAGTGGTAGGAACAAGCACTACGCGGTCGGTTGAACCGGTTGCAGCCGAAATAGCATGATCTGCTGCAAGAGTGGTCTTAAGCGGACGAGTACCCATTGAGTAGTACTTGATAACCTGTGCGCTTGCACTGCCCTTTGAAGCATAGTTAGAGAGCTGGAGGAATGGAGTGGACATTGGAGAGATCTTAGTAATCTCCTCTTCAATGTGCTTCTGGATCCATTCAGGATCTGCAATTTCCTCCTCAGTACCGAGAGTATCGATACCCTGCTCATTGCCTGCATCGGCAGCACCAGTGCCACCCTCAGCAAGAGCCACGTTTGAGCTAACACCAAACATCATGACAAGCAAAGTCAGCATAAAGCCAAGATTGAAATACTTGTCGAAAAGATTTTTGATTTTCTTCATTTTGTTTTTTGTTTTGAGTTAATAATATAATGGAATTGGTTCTATATTGATTACCAGACGCTGCGCTGCTCCTCAGCCTCCCATGCCGACTTTCGCGATGGGTTTGGACGGGAAACCTCACGGTCTGGATTTGCGCGATTTGCTATGCCCTGCCCTGCTGCCGGCTGGCCATCGCCCTTAGCACGCTGGCGAAGCTGCTCAGTATAGCGCTCATTGCGTGCAGCTGCCATGCCATCGTTGCGAGCGTTGGTTACATCGGTGTCGTAGCTCTGGCTCTTCATGATCATATTGAGCGTCTCTTCGGTCACAATACCGGTTGCCGCCTCTGCTGCAATCTTCATGGCTGCATCCCATGCTGCATCGAGCTTAGCAACATCCTCACCTGCCTCAATCTTCTTCTTGAGCAGCTGCATGGTCTTGTCGGTATTCTCAGCAAAGATCTTATCGGCCTCCTCTATCGACTTAAGGTTGTTGAAGTACTCGTTCAGACCCTTCTCCATGTTCTTAGCAGCATCGGGGCCATTAACTATATCCTTGAGCTTATCACCAAAGATGGCAGCATATACATTCAGCGGATCCTCGCCTGCTGCCCATCGTGTAAAGAAACGTGCGGTAGCCGGATTGTCCATAAACATCTTGCGAAGCTTCTCATCGCTGTTCTTGTACTTGCCGATCTGTTTGTCCTGCTCATCGAGACGAGACATGATGCGACCTCCAAGAAGTTCGCCATCTGCATCGTTCTCATAATCATCATCAGGATTGTCGGCCTTAAACTTATTGCGCAACTGCTGGCGCATACTCAGCTTCTCTGGCGCTGGCTGAGCAGCTGCATGCTCCTGTGCCATCTGAGCCTCTTTCTCTTTGTCTATTGCCATATAAATTGGTTTTAATCGTAAATTTTTCGCAAAAATAGGGGCAATTATCGTGCTTTTTATCTTATTTATTGACAAATGATTTGTTTTGCACAAAATATTTAGTACCTTTGCGGTGTCTCCCATCTCACTTTTCATCGCCATAACTCAGTGAAACACACTGGCAATTGCTTCATCTACGGAGCGCAAAGAGACAGGGAACTATATTCAGCCTATCTTAAAGTACTATCTGAAATGACGGTCGTGAGACGCAATAAAGCGTATGGACTGGCAGCAGAAAAACCATGCTCAAGATATTGGATCTCTGAGGAGCGTGCCAAAGAAATCATCTGTAGATTAGAAAACGGAGAACAAATAACCAACATTGTTAAGGGGCATTCCGGAAGATGGGGAAAGCCTTCATCATCATCCTTACAGATAGAACAGATAACATCGCTGTATGAACGATTCAAACAGGTGTGCGTTGAGCATCCAAGATCTTCGTTCTCCACGAAGGTCTATATTGCCGTATCGTCACCTGCACCCAAGTTTTTCATAACACCTCGCACAGCGAAGGCCTTCTGCTGTAGGTATAGGAAATCGATGAGCGTGATGGAGCGACTGAACCGCCATGCAAAGATCAGAGTAAAACAAGATATTTAACCATACTATTATGTTCCTAAAGTTTCATTCCTTCCTTTCGTCGGCACGCATGTTTGCCGATAGACTTACTGAAATCTTCTCATCGCCTCGCGCTACCGTTGCCTTCTGGTGGGCAATGCTACAGGCCGAAACAAAGTTTACACAGACTGGAGTAAGGCAGTATATCATACCATCTACGAAACATAGGGTATTGCGAATTACTGACTTCAATGCCGAGATGCATTCCCAGGGATTGAATATGACCAAAAACAAAGGTTATCACGATAAGGATCTCACAAAACCACAAGCGCTCATGGATCAGGCATTCTATTGGACGCGCTCGCACAAGTGCCGATACCGTTGGCGCAGATCGATGTCACCTACAGTGAAGCGTTTCCGCAGATCGATGTTCTACAGTTGGTGGAATAGTAAGCACAACACAAAGTGACCATGATGAAGGATTTTGCATTACAGTTCAGTTTGATCCTGATAATGATTCATATATTCGCTGATGGCAATGTTGCCAGATATGGGATATATGACGGATGCCCCATGGTAAACCATTTCATATATATATTCGTGCATGGAGGATGGCTGCATCTGCTGTGTAATATATTCTTCCTGCTTGAGATGGGATTTTTCGCCACATCGGTCAAGTGGTACTGCTGGGTAATGGCCATGATTATTGCCATGCTTACACCTGCATTCAGCAACGTGCCTGTAGTTGGTTTCAGCGGAGTGCTGTATGCCCTCAGCGGATTTGCCTTCTGTTTCAGCAAAAAGAAGATGCGACCACTGATTATCCTTTCGGCATTGGTGCTGTTTCAGTTCCTTACCGGAGGAATAGCAGTCATGCTGCATCTGATATGCTTCTCAGCTGCATTGATCATCGGCATGGTTGTACTACCCATTAGAGAAATAAAGATATAGCAGTGTCAACACTATCTCAGGTATTATCGACGAGCGACGCACGTCAGGATGAGCTGCACAGGCCATTCAACCCCTATACTGGCGATGGCAGCATAGGGGAGCGTGTACGCGTAAAGATTTCGGATATGCCCATTCCCATCATGTGGCTACCGAAACCCATGCTCGATAATACCTGGGTGCGTGCTGTAATCAAAGCCGGATCTGTTGAGAAATATGTTGATGCCGAATGGAAGAAGATGGAGCGAAAGAAAATGGATCTCTCCCATCTTAAGAAAGAGGATAACATTACCTTCGTCAACCGGCTGTTCGACTACATAAGATGCACGCACGATTTCCCCTATTGGGCAGCATGTTACGACTACATCGAAAATAAGGATGGCGGTGCGTACATCCTTTTTCGTCTCTCATACCCTCAGCGACTGCTCATATCGGTCATGGAGGAGCAGCGTGTGCATGGCGATCCTATACGCATCACGGTACTTAAAGCTCGACAGTTAGGCGGTTCGACAGCCATACAGCTCTATATGCAGTGGCTGCAAGATACGGTGTGCTATGGCCTGAATGCCCTTATTGCAGCACAGGTGAAGCGCACTGCATCGGTCATAGAGAATATGTATATGCGCGTTATTGACCGTCTGCCTACAGAAATGCTATATACCCCTGGCACAGTCATCGACCCAAAGGTGCCAAAGACGAAAGGTGACCGGCATAGCGAAAACATACACCACATACCAGCCCGATCTTGCTGCATACAGATTGGTACAGCTCAGGAGCCTGACAGTCTTCGTGGATCCAACTTTGCCCTTGTGCATTGCTCTGAGGTGGCCTTCTGGCCAAATACACCTAACAACAACCCAGAGAAACTGATACGCGACATTGAAGGTACTGTACAGTTCAAACCCAATACGCTCATTGCCTACGAATCGACAGCTAATGGTATGAACGATTGGTTCTACAACCAATATCAGGCATCGAAGGATGGTAGGAATGCATTCCGCAATGTGTTTATACCCTGGCAGAAGATAGAGCGCTATATGATGGGCTTCAAGGCTGAGACGCTTGAAGATCTTCGTAGGATTGATGCAAAGGATGACGGTTGGAACAAGGTAGGACAATGCCCATCGACAAGAAAAGAGTTCGCTCATTGGCTTATCGAGAACAAGGAGAGCCGCAATGTGAATGACGATCAGCATGAGCCAGGTATCTATCTGTGGAGGCTGTTCGACCTTGGTGCCACGCTTGAAGGAATCTATTGGTACATACATAAGCGCACGGCATTCCACGACCATGCTGATATGGCAGCTGAGTTCCCATCGGACGATATAGAGGCATTCAAGAATAGCGGTGCGAATGTATTTGATACATACCACATAGACCGGTTCCGTCCGGCATGTAGGCCACCTCAGATGATTGGCGATGTATATGGCGATGCTGTGCCGAATGTGCTTGAGCATGACAAGAATGCTGCCTGCTTGCAGAATGTAAGGTTTGTTGAGGATCATCAGGGGCAGCTCTGGATATGGGATCACCCAGAGATATATGACGATGTGAAGGTGACAAACCGTTATCTTGTATCGGTCGATGTCGGTGGTCGCGGTAACAAGGCCGACTGGAGCGTTATCTGCGTGTTCGACCGACTACCAATGGCCGATGGTTGCCGCCCGGAGGTGGTGGCGCAGTGGCGCGGACATATAGACCACGACCTGCTGGCATGGAAAGCGGCACAGATTGCCAAATACTATGACAATGCGCTGCTCGTCATAGAGTCGAATACGCTTGAGACAAGGAGCCGTGAGAATGGTCTTGACGGAGATCAGGCAAACTTCATTCTCAATGTGCTGAAACGATGCTACAGCAACCTATACGGCCGAAAGGTGAAGGATGATGCCAAACATGATGCCGATGAGCCTGTTCGCTATGGCTTCCATACCAACGTATCGACCAAACCGGTAATCATATCGGGTCTGGTAATCTATGTGCGCGAGCAGATGTATGTGGAGCGTGATATCCGTGTGCTTGATGAGTATAATACCTATGTGCGCGAGTCGAATGGAGCCTATAATGCAGCCGACGGAAAGCATGATGACCTTTTGATGACGCGAGCCATAGGACTGCATATCTGCTTCAACGAAATGCCTCTGCCGCAAGTGATAGATGTAACGAAGATAGAGAAACCTAAGATTGCCGGAGCCATAAATGAGGCAACAATGTAAAACAGGGTTAAAAATGGTACAATAAAATCACAAATAATCATAAAAAATGCGATATTTGCTGATTTTTACCTTAATATTATTGACCATATTTGCATATTAATTTATTAAACCATACATTTGCAGTGGATTCTATCAACATTATTAACCATCACTACAAAAACTGCATCTTATGAAATCTTCAACAATTCATAAAAGAACAATCGGAAACAGATCGTCAAGATCGTACCGTCATTTCATTGATGGTTTTTTGCTTGTATTTAGCTTTGGAAGGAGAATTGAAGGTAAAAGATATATTGGAAGAACCGATAATTCTCAATTAGAAGATGATTGGAAAGCTGTAGGCTACGATATGTGGTCTGGAATATTCAATATCTAATCATATTGATGATATGGGAAAAGGTAAACACAGAAATGTTCCACAGAAGAAAAATGTTGGACAAATAATTCCAATTCCAAAAGATGTATTGGATGTTATTAATACCCTTCCGGAAGATAAGCAGCAAATAATCAAGAGCAATCTGCAAGTAACAAGCATCAGTCAACACTATCAAGGCCCGATTCCACCTCCAATAATGATGCAGGCCTTCGAACAGATATTGCCAGGATCTGCTGACAGAATTTTATCTATGGCAGAGAAACAGCAAAAGCATAGAATAAGCATGGAATCTTCTGATATGACCGCTAAGAACATTCTAAGCATAGCTGGATTAATTATGGGATTTGTTGGTCTTATCGCTATGATATATGCCGGATATAGGTTGGCAATAGATGGATATCCAGCTCTTGCTTCAATTATTCTTGGTTCAATCATTGTAGTAACTTCTATATTTGTATTAAGGAAAATTCCTAAAAATAGTAAACAAAAATAAAAACAGGATCGATATCACATCGACCCTGTTTCCGTTCAAAAATGAAAAAGACTTTACCCTAATACTAATAACAACTAATTAATCTAACAAACATCATGAAAACAATCTTACATTCATTAGGCAACTCTCTGTAACTGCTCCTTTGCCTTAGCCACTGCATCCATGTTTGCCCCTTGCTGTGCCTGCTGTAGTACGGCAGGATCTATCTGCCGCTGTGGTGCGTTTGGTATGCCACCGGCCTGCTGCTCCTGCATCTGCTGCTGCATGGCTGTAATATCCTGCAAAAGCGCATCGGCAAACGGATAGCTGCTATGCTTAAGCAACTGCTCTGCATTGATTACCTGACGATCGAACAACATCTGTAGCATCTCGTCGGCCTTCTGGCGGAAAGTGGCTGTATTGGTGCTTTCGGCAATCTTCAGATCGAAGCGCACGTCCTGAATCTTATAAGCATCGTAATAAACGCTCTTGCCTGCTATGGAAATCATGCGGTTGCTATCGTAGCACTGCTGTATGTTCCAAACATCCTTTCGTGCCGACTCCTTAATAAACCAATTGAAGCTCTCAAGCAACGGCAGAAGTGCGGTTGTTCCATTGGCCATCTGCTGTTCATAGAGCTTGCCAGATGTGCCGGATGTTGGTGTGGCTCCCTGCAAAGCACCATGAACACCAGAAATATCCTCAAAGAACTTGATCTGCATATTCAGAAGCTCTGGAATACCTATATTGGTAGCGTTTTGTGCCACCTGCGTTGGCAGCTTGTTGGCTCCCTCCTTTATCATCAGCACACCATTGAACTTAGCCCATGC